ATACTTTTGCATCAACTCAGGGAGAAATCCCTGTTCGTCTTTGCGATACATTGCGCCATTGGCACAAACCGCATTATTCTTGTACAACTCAAACGTGAGATCTTCGTTCAGGATTTTATCAACAGTCGCAGTGGGGTGTCTCTCCTCAAGGAGGGTCTCTGGGGAGATATTGTACTGCATAATAAGATGAGGGTACAGAGAGTTAAGGTCAAAACTGACAACCCAATCATACTTTCCAGGAATCGGTTCCTTGACGTATGCTCCTGCGTATTTTTCATCTTTCTCAGACCTTTCCTTAGGAGGGATAACGATATTCTTCTTCCTAAGATAGTTATAGATGATGCAATCCCAAAGACGAACTTGGAAGAAGATGTCTTGATAGTTCACCTTGGCATCATAAGCCATCGTAAGAGCAAGTTCAATCAGTTTCAACTTGTCCTCAAAACGGTCAACCAGTTCCACGTCAACGATGTTGTACTCAACAAACTTCTGCCACCCATGAGTATAGAAATCTTTGAAGGTATCGAACTCACTGTGGTCTAGTTTCTGTTGACCCAGTTCCTGTTGTGCAATGTAGTCCAGACGGAATGATTCCTGGTTAGGAGTACCAGGAGACCACCGATACAGACGCATATAGTCAAGGATGGCCACACCACCCACATCCACACAGAAGTTCTTGCGGCCCATCACAAAGATTTCCTGTCTTGTCACCAGACCCCAAGGTGACAAACGTTTCATCAGTTTGTCCCCTAGGACCCTCGCCAGGCGTCCTGCCAGGTACGGGAGATCGAAGAACTCACAGTTCCACCCTGTCACCACGTCAGGGGTGTTCTCGATCCACCAGTGAATGAATCCATTCAACATGGCCTTCTCATCAGGGAACTGACGATAGTCAACGTTCTCCTGATTGTTTACGAACGGACCAACACCCCAGGTGATAATCTGTTTTGTATTGAAGTCCTGAATGGTAATCAGGAGCATCTCCTCAGCAGCAGACTCCACATCTGGGAATCCATACTCAGCCTTGGTCTCAATATCAATGGTGATCAGATTGATCTTTGACATATCAAAATCAATATTATCTTCCTGATAATTATCAGCGATATATTGATAAATGAAACGTTCAAATCCAAAAATCTTGAATCCATCGACACCATCATACTTCTTGATGAAGTC